ATGATGCGGAAACTGAGCCTGATCCTCTTTGCGGGGATCGTCGTGATCGCCGCCGCCTTCCTCAGCTACACGCTGCCCAGGCAGTACGTGGTCCGGGTGGTCAATACCGAGACCCAGCGAATGGACACGTCCGGAAGCTGGTTCTTCGCCAATTCCGAGAAGTCCGGCTCCGACGGCACCCGCGACATCTACATCATCCAGACGATCCGCGAGGGCGGCAAGCCGAAGGTGTTCCGCAACGAGGATACCGGCTGGGGCTGGCCGCCCTATTTCAAGTTTGACAGCGCCAATGTGCAGGCCGAGGCTTCGGACCTGATCTCCTCGGCGGACAACCCGAACTGGGCGCTGGTCAAGAGCTACGGCTGGCGCAGCGAGATGTTCTCGATCTATCCCAACGCGCTGAAGGTGCGCAGCATCGCCACCCCGGAGGACAAGCCCTGGCCGGTCTTCAACATCATCGTCATCCTGGCGCTGATCGCGCTGGCGGGTCTGGCCTACCGGGCGATCCACCGGTTCTGGGACAAGCGCGTCGATCCGGTGATCGACCGCGTGGCGGATGTCTTCGACGGCGAGGACGAGGAGGAGGCGGCCAAGAGCGCCCCGGTCAAGAGCAAGGGCTGGTTCCGCCGCTGAGGCGCGGACACCCGGACGGAGAGGGGGCTGCGGCCCCCTTTTTCATGTCCGCCCTCCGCCCGGGCCGGGCAGGTGCGAGTCGCGGAGACGGACGCGCGCGCGAGGCGCCCGCGGGCCGGACGGGCGGGCTGTATTGCGGAGGGCCGGAGGGCGGGGCAGCGCGGTTAAGACCTCGCGGTTGCGGCAAGCCGCGGAACGGGCTGGGGAAGACCGGCGGCGTTAACCGTTTCTTCACTGATTTCCTAATGATAAGAACGGCTTGACGCGGTGCTGGAGGCGCGTCGCGCTTGACTCGGCGCGCGGTCCAGTGTACCAATTCAGGCAAGCTAGAAGAGATGGGCAAGGCACCCCGGGGCGACCCGGCAGGTGCCTTTTTTCGTCTCTGCTCGTGCGGTGTTTCACGCATGAGAGAGTAGGTTGGTACCCATGACGTTGATCTGTGCTGAGCAGGAAAACGGCGCCTCCGCGGCGATCTTCGCGGATGCCTTCGAGAAGTTCGAGCGCGCCTCGCGGGCTCTGAACGACATGATCCGGAAACTGGAAGACGGGGATTTCTCCGACGCGGCCGACGCCAGGAAGATCGTCGCCGCGCTGGATGCCGCGTCGGACAATGCCCTGAAAGCGAGGATGAAGCTCGATGAACGAAATAGGCAACGTGCCGGGATCGCACATGACTTCGCCATCGACTTCGATGCGGCCCGAACTGAGATCGGGCGCCGCCTGGCTTGCCTCCAGCGGGCAGGCGGTGAGGGATGAGTTCCTGGACGGACTGACCGAGGGAGCGCTTCTGGCGCTCCCTTACTGTTTCGAGTTCTGGGCGCTGCCGCACCAGCTGCCGCCCGATGGCGAGTGGAAGACCTGGGTGATCCTGGGCGGGCGCGGCGCGGGCAAGACCCGCGCCGGGTCGGAATGGGTGCGCCGAGAGGTGGAGGGGGCGCTGCCGCTCGACGCCGGACGCTCGCGCCGGGTGGCGCTGGTCGGCGAGACCTTCGACCAGGTGCGCGCCGTGATGATCGAGGGCGACAGCGGCATCCTGGCCTGCTCGCCGCCCGACCGGCGGCCGCAATGGGTCGCCTCGAAGAAGCGGCTGGAATGGCCGAACGGCGCGATTGCCGAGGCGTTCAGCGCGCATGAGCCCGAGGCCCTGCGGGGGCCGCAATTCGATGCCGCCTGGGTGGACGAGCTGGCGAAATGGAAACGCGCCGAGGATGCCTGGGACATGCTGCAGTTCAGCCTGCGGCTGGGGCAGACGCCGCGCCAGGTGGTGACGACGACGCCGCGCAATGTCGGCGTGCTGAAGCGCATCCTGGAGACGCCGAGCACGGCGGTGAGCCATGCGCCCACCGAGGCGAACCGCGCCTATCTGGCGGCGAGCTTCCTCGAGGAGGTGCGGGCGCGCTATGACGGCTCGCGGCTGGGCCGGCAGGAGCTTGACGGGCTGCTGCTGGAGGATGCCGAGGGCGCGATGTGGACCATGGGCATGCTGGAGGCGCTGGGCCTCGACCGGCCGCCGCAGATGGACCGCGTGGTCGTGGCGGTCGATCCGCCGGTGACGGGCCATGACGGCTCGGACGAATGCGGCATCGTCGTGGTGGGCGCGCGCACCCGCGGCCAGCCGCAGGACTGGCAGGCCTGCGTGCTGGAGGATGCCTCCGTCCGGGGGGCGAGCCCGCAGGTCTGGGCGCAGGCCGCGCTGGAGGCGATGGCGCGGCACGGCGCCGACCGGATGGTGGCCGAGGTCAACCAGGGCGGCGACCTTGTCGAGAGCGTGATCCGCCAGATCGACCCGCTGGTCGCCTTCCGCGCGGTGCGGGCCACCAAGGGCAAGGTGGCGCGGGCGGAGCCCGTGGCGGCGCTCTACGAGCAGGGGCGGGTGCGCCATGTGCGCGGGCTTGCCAGCCTCGAGGACCAGATGTGCCAGATGACGGCGCAGGGCTACCAGGGCAAGGGCAGCCCGGACCGCGTCGACGCGCTGGTCTGGGCGATGACCGAGCTGATGATCGTGCCCGCGCAGCGCTGGACCCGGCCGCGGCTGCGCGGCCTTTAACCTTCCGGCAACCACCATCGCACGGTGGATGCCCCGGGATTTAACCAAATTGGAACAATCTCGCCCTTGCCGGCGGGAAGCTGCTGGCGAAGCGGAACGAAGGAGCTGTGGCCGATGGTATTCGATTTTCTGAGGCGCGAGGGCGCGGCGGCCCCGGAACGGAAGGCATCGGCCGCAGGGCCGCTGATCGCCTGGTCCGGGGCCGGCAGGGTCGCCTGGTCGCCGCGCGATGTCGGTTCGCTGACCCGCAACGGCTTTGCCGGCAATCCGGTCGGCTTCCGCTCGGTGAAGCTGATCGCCGAGGCCGCGGCGGCGCTGCCCCTGGTGGTGCAGGATGCCTGCCAGCGCTACGACATCCATCCGGTCGGCGAGCTGATGGGCCGTCCCAATGCCGGGCAGGGCCGGGCGGAGTTCCTGGAGGCGCTCTACGGCCAGATCCTGCTCTCGGGGAACGGCTATGTCGAGGCGGCGGGCGGCGAGGACGGGCTGCCGGTGGAGCTGCATGTGCTGCGCTCGGACCGGATGTCGGTGATCCCGGGGACCGATGGCTGGCCGGTGGCCTACCAGTACGACGTGAACGGCCGGAAGCTGCGCTTCGACATGGGCGGCGGCGCGCAGCCGGTCTGCCATATCCGCAGCTTCCATCCGCAGGACGACCATTACGGGCTGGCGCCGATGCAGGCCGCGGCAGTGGCGGTCGATGTCCATAACGCCGCTTCGAAATGGTCGAAATCGCTTCTCGACAATGCCGCGCGGCCTTCGGGCGCGCTGGTCTACCGGACCTCGGACGGGCTGGGCTCGATGTCCGACGACCAGTACCAGCGGCTGGTCGACGAGATGGAGGCGAACTACCAGGGGGCGCGCAATGCCGGGCGGCCGATGCTGCTGGAAGGCGGGCTCGACTGGAAGCCGATGGGCTTTAGCCCGTCGGATATGGAGTTCCAGAAGACCAAGGAGGCGGCGGCGCGCGAGATCGCGCTGGCCTTCGGGGTGCCGCCGATGCTGCTGGGGATCCCCGGGGACGCGACCTATGCGAATTACCAGGAGGCCAACCGCGCCTTCTACCGGCTGACCGTTCTGCCGCTGGCGAGCCGTGTGGTGGCCAGCCTGAGCCACTGGCTGACGGGCTTCGCCGGGCACTGCGTCGAGCTGAAGCCCGATCTCGACCAGATCCCGGCCCTGGCGGCGGAGCGCGACGCGCAGTGGCGCCGGGTGGCGGAGGCCGATTTCCTGACCGCGGCGGAGAAGCGCCAGATGCTGGGCCTGCCGCCCCTGGAGGCGGAGGCGCCCGGTGGCTGACCTCAAGCGGATGCCGCAGGGCTCGCGCTTTCTCTTCGAGCCGTTCCAGTACGGGCCGAAGGAGTTCCAGGAGGCGCAGGAGAAGATCCTCGAGATGAAATTCGCAGCGGTCGATATGCGGCTGGAGCGGATCGAGGTGCTGATCGAGCGGATGGAGCGGCGGCTGTGGCTGACGGTCTACGGCGTGACCGCGACGATCCTCGCCCAGGCGGCGAAGACTTTGCTGACGATGACCCCGACAGGAGGGCCCTAGGATGTACCTGACAGGCAACGGACTCGAGCAGAAATTCTGCCGCTTCGACGAAGGGGTGGTGGTGACGGACGGCCAGGAGATCGAGGGCTATGCCAGCCTCTTCGGCGCCACCGACCAGGGCGGCGACGTGGTGGCGAAGGGCGCCTATGCGGCGAGCCTGGCCGCGCTTTCGGCGACGGGGCGGCGGGTGAAGCTCTTGTGGCAGCACGATCCGGCGCAGCCGATCGGCGTGTGGACCGAGGTGCGCGAGGATGCCCGCGGGCTCTATGTCAAGGGCCGCCTCCTGACCGAGGTCGAGAAGGGCCGTGAGGCCGCGCGGCTGATCGAGGCGGGGGCGATCGACGGGCTTTCCATCGGCTACCGCACGGTCCGGGCGTCGAAGGACGCCGAGGGGCGGCGGGTGCTCAACGAGGTGGAGCTGTGGGAAGTGTCGCTGGTGACCTTCCCGATGCTGCCTGCCGCGCGGCTGTCGCAGCCGGCCGCGGCGAAATCGGGAGATTCCGCAGAGGAGACCCTGCGGGACCTGGCGGGGGTGTTCCGGCATGCCCGCGAGCTGCTGGCCGGGCAAGGCTGAGCCAGCGTTTTCACCATCAGAGGAACGAGAATGACCAATCCCGAGACGAAGGCCCGGGCCGGGGCAGATCTGCCCGGAGCCCAGGCCGCGCCCCTGTCCGCGGCTGCCGAGGTGAAGACCGCGCTGGCCGGGCTGATGCAGGACCTGACGCGCTTTCAGGCCGAAATGAAACAGCAACTTCAAGCAAATGACGAGAGACTGACCATGCTGGACCGCAAGACCGCCTTTGCCCGCCGCCCCGCGCTGAGTGCCGCCATGGAGGCCGAAGCGCCCCACCAGAAGGCCTTCGACGCCTATGTCCGCTCCGGCGACGAGGCGCTGCTGCGCGGGCTGGAGCTGGAATCGAAGTCGCTCGCGGTGAATTCGGATGGCGGCTACCTGGTCGATCCGAAGACCTCGGACATGATCCGCTCCACCATGGCCTCGACGTCCTCGATCCGCTCGATCGCCACGGTCGTGAATGTCGATGCCAGCTCCTATGACGTGCTGATCGACCGCAACAACGCGGATGTCACCTGGACCACCGAGGCCGACGAGGTGTCCGAGACGACGGCGCCGCAGATCGAGCGGATCTCGATCCCGCTGCACGAGCTCTCGGCTCTTCCGAAGGCGTCGCAGCGCCTGCTCGACGACAGCGCCTTCGATATCGAGGGCTGGCTGGCCGGGCGCATTGCGGCCAAGTTCGCGATGGCAGAGGCCGAAGCTTTCGTGAATGGCAACGGCGGCATCAAGCCCCGCGGGTTCCTGAACCATCCCAAGGTGGCCAATGGCACCTGGTCCTGGGGCAATCTGGGCTATATCGCCACCGGCACCGGCGGGGATTTCGACAGTGTCTCCCCGGCGGATGCGATCATCGAGCTGGTCTACAGCCTGGATGCCGAATACCGCGCCAATGCGACCTTCGTGATGAATTCGAAGACCGCGGGCGCCGTGCGCAAGATGAAGGACGCCGATGGCCGGTTCCTGTGGTCCGACGGGCTTGCGGCGGGCGAGCCCGCGCGGCTGATGGGCTATCCGGTGCTGATCGCCGAGAACATGCCGGACATCGGCGGGGGCGCCTTCGCCATCGCCTTCGGGGATTTCTCGGCAGGCTACACGATTGCCGAACGCCCGGACCTGCGCATCCTGCGCGATCCGTTCTCGGCCAAGCCGCATGTGCTCTTCTACGCCACCAAGCGGGTCGGCGGGGATGTCTCGGATTTTGCCGCGATCAAGCTGCTGAAATTCGGCGTCGCCTGACCTGAACGGAACGGATCCGGCCTGGCAGGGCCGGGTCCCAGGAGCGGTCCCGGCGACCTTCCCCGTCCTCTAGCCATCCCAACCGCACGGGCGGAGGGGAGGACGGGACGCTCCGCATGCCGCCGCCGCCCGATGCCACTGGAGATCGTTGATGAGACTGAAAGAGCAAACCGGCCTGTCGCAGGCAGAGCTTCCGCTGGACGGGCTGAAGGAGCATCTCCGCCTGGGCAGCGGCTTCGGCGAGGAGACGCTGCAGGACACGGTGCTGGAGGCCGCCCTGCGCGCTGCCATCGCCGCCATCGAATCGCGGACCGGCAAGGTGCTGATCGAGCGGAGCTTCATCTGGCAGACCGAGGCCTGGCGGCAATGCGATGCCCAGGCCTTCCCGGTGGCGCCGGTCGTGTCGCTGTCCTGGATGAAGCTGGTGACCCGCACCGGCGAGGAAGTCGCGGTCGATCTGGAGACCGTCGCGCTCGAACCCTCGACCCAGCGGCCGGTGCTGCGCTCGGTCTATGGCCGGCTGCCGTCGATCCCGGCCTACGGCTATGCCGAGATCGGCTTCGCGGCGGGCTACGCGCCGGACTGGGACGCGCTGCCTGCCGATCTGGCCCGGGCGGTGATGATCCTGGCCGCGCATTTCTACGAGAGCCGCGACGGCAGCAGCGAGGACGGGCTGCCCGCGGGCGTCACCCGGCTGATCGAGCGCTACCGCACGGTGCGCATCCTCGGGGGGAGCGCGGCATGACGCCGGACGAACTCACCCGGAAGCTGGTGCTGGAGGCGCCGGGAACGGAGCCGGACGGGCTGGGCGGGCAGCTGGCCGCCTGGACGGCGCTGGGCACCCATTGGGCACGGGTCTCGCCCGCGCGCGGGCGGGACCGCAGCCGCGGCGCGCTGGCGCTGGGCGCCGTCCCGGCGGAGATCGTGGTGCGCGGCGCGCCCGAGGGCGCCGCCTCGCGTCCGGTTCCCGGGCAGAGGTTCCGCGAGGGCGCGCGCATCTGGCGGGTGATCGCTGTGGCCGAGCTCGACGACGCAGGAAGCTACCTGCGCTGCGACGCGGTCGAGGAGGCGGTGCAATGAGCTACGGCGTGTCGAAGGCCCTGCAGGGGGCCGTCTTTGCGGCGCTGAGCGGCGATGCCGCGCTGGCAGCGGTGGTGGGGACGAATGTCTTCGATGCCCCGCCCGCGGGCGCGGTGCCCGAGCTCCATGTCGCGCTGGGCGCGGAGGATGCCTTCGCGCGGCCCGACAGTTCGGGCAGCGTGACCACCCACCGGCTGATCGTCAGCGTCATCGGCCCGGCGGAGGGATTTGCCCGCGCCAAGGAGGCGGCCGTGGCGGTGTCGGACGCACTGGACGGCGCGGCGCTGGCACTGGCGCGCGGACGGCTCCTGTCGCTGGGCTTCCGCCGGGCGCGGGCGCGGCGGACGGACGGCAATAGCGGGCGGCGGATCGACCTGACCTTCCGCGCAATCGTCGAAGACAGCTAACAGATCGGAGAGAGCCATGGCGGCACAGAACGGAAAAGACCTGCTGATCAAGGTGGACATGGACGGCGAAGGCAGCTTCGAGACCATGGCGGGGCTGCGCGCCAGCCGGATCAGCTTCAATGCCGAGCAGGTCGACGTGACCTCGCTGGAGAGCACCGGCGGCTGGCGCGAGCTGCTGGCCGGGGCGGGGATCAAGTCGGCGGGCATCTCGGGCTCGGGCGTGTTCCGCGACGCGGGCACCGACGAGCGGGCGCGGGCGATCTTCTTCAACGGCGAGATCCCCGAATTCCAGGTCTTCATCCCGGATTTCGGCGTGGTCGAGGGCCCGTTCCAGATCAGCGCGATCGAATATGCGGGCAGCCATGACGGCGAGGCGACCTACGAAGTGTCGATGGCCTCGGCCGGGGCGCTGCGCTTCACGGCGATCTGATGGCCAATCCCTATGCCGGAGAGGTCGAGCTGGTGCTCGACGGCACGCCCCACGTGCTGAAGCTGACGCTCGGCGCGCTGGCGGAGCTGGAGAGCACGCTGGGCGAGGACAGCCTGGTGGCGATGGTCGAGCGTTTCGAGCGTGCCGCCTATTCCAGCCGCGACGTGCTGGCGCTGGTCGTGGCGGGGCTGCGCGGCGGCGGCTGGCGCGGCGGTCCGCAGGACCTGCTGAGCGCCGAGATCGAGGGCGGGCCGGTGGCGGCGGCGCGGGCGGCGGCGCTGTTGCTGGCGCGGGCCTTCGCGGTGCCGGGCGGCGCCCCGGCGTGAGCGGGCTCGACTGGCCGGGGCTGATGCGGGCGGGGCTGGGCGAGCTGCGCCTGACCCCGCGCGAGTTCTGGGCGCTGACGCCCGCGGAACTGGAGATGATGCTCGGCCGCGACCGGCGGACGGGCGCGCTCGGCCGGGCCGGTCTCGAGGAGCTGGTGCGGCGCTTTCCCGATGTGAGCAAGGAGACAGGCGATGGATGAGGTGACGGGGCTCGACGACTTTTCCGGCCAGCTGGACGCGCTGGAGGAGAGCCTGGCAGGCACGCAGGTGGTGGCCTCGGCCTTCGCCGGCGAGCTGGAGCAGATGCGGGCGACCATCCTGGACACCTCGAAGCAGGTCTCGACCCTGTCCTCGGGGATCAGCCGGGGCCTGCGCTCGGCCTTCGACGGGGTGATCTTCGACGGGATGCGGCTGCAGGATGCCTTCTCGAAGATCGGCGAGTCGATGGTGAATGCCGCCTATGCCTCCGCCGTGAATCCGGTGATGCGCCATATGGGCGATCTGGTCGGCGGCGGGATTTCGGCGGTGATGTCCGGGCTGATGCCCTTCGAGAAGGGCGGCAGCTTCGCCCAGGGGCGGGTGCTGCCCTTCGCCCGCGGCGGCGTGGTCTCGAGCCCGGTGCGCTTCCCGATGCGCGGCGGCACCGGGCTGATGGGCGAGGCGGGGCCGGAGGCGATCATGCCGCTGGCGCGCGGCCCCGACGGGTCGCTGGGCGTGCGCGCCCAGACCGGCGGCGGAGGAATGAACGTGGTGATGAATATCAGCACCCCCGACGCCGAGAGCTTCCGCCGCAGCCAGGGCCAGCTTGCCGTGCAGATGGGCCGGGCCCTGGCGCGCGGACAGCGCAACCGCTGAACTGAAAGGACAGAGCGATGGCATTTCACGAGGTCAGGTTCCCGGCATCGCTGAGCTTCGGCTCGATGGGCGGGCCAGAGCGGCGGACCGCGATCGTCACGCTGGCGAACGGGTTCGAGGAGCGCAACACCCCCTGGTCGCATTCGCGCCGCCGCTATGACGCGGGGATGGGGATGCGCTCGCTCGACGATATCGAGACGCTGATCGCCTTCTTCGAGGCGCGGCAGGGACAGCTCTACGGCTTCCGCTGGAAGGACTGGGCGGATTACCGCAGCGGCGCGCCCTCGGCCGAGGCGACCCCGTCTGACCAGGCGATCGGCACCGGCAATGGCACAAAGCGCGTCTTCCAGCTGGTCAAGGCCTATGCCTCTGGCGCGCAGCGCTACGACCGGCCGATCTCGAAGCCCGTGGCGGGCACGGTGCGGGTCGCGGTCGACGGCACGGAGGCAGAGGAGGGCACCGATTTCGTGGTAGATGCCACCGCAGGGCTGGTGGTCTTCACCGAGGCGCCGGCCGCCGGAACGGCAATCGCCGCCGGGTTCGAATTCGACGTGCCGGTGCGGTTCGACACCGACCGGATCGTCACCTCCGTCGCCAGCTTCCAGGCCGGCGACGTTCCGAATGTGCCGATCGTGGAGCTGAGGGTCTGATGCCTGTCACCGGAGATTTCCTGGACCACCTGTCGGGCGGCCACACGACGATCTGCCATGCCTGGCGGGTGACGCGGAAGGACGGCACGGTCTTCGGCTTCACCGATCACGACCGCGACTTGTCCTTCGAGGGCACGGTGTTCCGCGCCGGGACCGGGCTGAGCGCCAATGCGCTGTCGCGCACGACCGGGCTGTCGGTCGACAACAGCGAGGCGGCGGGCGTGCTCAGCGACGAGGCGGTATCGGAATCCGAGCTGAAGGCCGGGCTCTTCGACGGCGCCGAGGTGGCGAGCTGGATCGTCAACTGGACCGATCCGGAGCAGCGCGCGCTGCAGTTCCGCGGCCAGCTCGGCGAGGTGAAGATGGAGGCGGGCGAGTTCCGCGCCGAGCTGCGCGGCCTGACCGAGGCGCTCAATGCCAGCCAGGGGCGGGTGTTCCAGCGCGGCTGTTCGGCCCAGCTCGGCGATGCGCGCTGCGGGATCGACCTCTCGGGGCCGGACTACCGGGTGGAGGCGGCGGTCTCGGCGATGGTCGGGCGCAGCCGGTTCCACCTGCCGTCGCTCGGGCAATATGCCGACCGCTGGTTCGAGCAGGGACGGCTGGAGGTGGTCGACGGCGCGGCGGCGGGGCTGTCGGGCCATGTCAAATCCGACCGTGCGGGGCTGGTCCGGGTGGTCGAGCTCTGGGAGGAGATTCGCGGCGGCATCGCGCCGGGCGACCGCGTACGGCTGGTCGCGGGCTGCGACAAGCGCGCCGAGACCTGCCGGGTGAAGTACCGCAACTTCCTGAACTTCCGCGGCTTTCCGCATATTCCGGGCGAGGACTGGCTGATGTCCTATCCCGGCAGCGGCGGCGGCAACAATGGCGGGAGCCGGTACAAGTGAGCGGCGCGGCACAGGATGTCGTGGCGCTGGCGCGGGGCTGGATCGGCACGCCCTACCGGCACCAGTGCTCGACCCGCGGGGCGGGCACGGACTGCCTGGGGCTGATCCGCGGCCTCTGGCGCGAGCTCCATGGCGGCGAGCCCGCGCCGGTGCCGGGCTATTCGGCCGACTGGGGCGAGGCGGAACGCGAGGAGCTCTTGTGGCGCGCGGCCTCGGCCCATCTGCGCCCGGCAGGGGCGCCGCGGCCGGGCGACGTGCTGCTCTTCCGGATGCGCGAGGGCTCGGTCGCCAAGCATCTGGGCATCGCCGCCGAGCTCGAGGGCATGGCGACGGTGATCCACGCCTATTCCGGGCATGGGGTGATCGAGACCCCGCTGACCCAACCCTGGGCCCGCCGCATCGTGGCGCGGTTCCGATTTCCTGACGAGGTGAAGTGA